CCTTTAAAGGCTCTAGGATAAAGTTCTCGAGATTTATCTATAATCTCTCTAAGTTCTGGCATAGACCTTCTAAGTATCAAAGCTCTATGCTCTGTTATGTGGCAGTATCGCAACGGGTCTATTAACATTGCAAAACTTTTACCACCACCTGCTGCTCCACCGTAAAGAACATCTTTCTCACCAGCAGCTAAAAAGTCTGTTTGTGGTCCATCGTTAGGCATAAAAGCCACATAAGACCCAGTTTCATCTATATGTTTTTGTATTGCATCAGGTAACTCTTTGGTTTCTGATTCTGTTAAAACATTAGATGTTAAAACTTTTTCTTCTTTGTCAAGTTCTTTCTTGACTCTAGCTAAACTTCTTGTTAGCTTTTGAACTTTCTTAGTTTTTTTATTAAGTTTATTTTTTGCTTGTAAAGCTAACTTAAGTCCAGAAAGTTCTGAATTCTTTGGTCTACCCGGTCTAAGCCTTGGTGTACCGTCTTTCTTTAGTATATAACTCCCATCAGGATTTGTCAAGTACTTTTTAGAATTATTTTTATCTTCTTCCATAAACTTTGTCTACATGTTTTTTCAATCCGGGTCTAGACATTTTCCTTCCTGTTTCTGCCTCTAACCAGTCTACTCCAATACCTAGACTAATTTCACCATGAAATACTGCTTCTGTAACTTCTTTTAATACTTTTAATTCTTCTTCTATAGGTCTAAGAAAAGAATCAGTATCTTCATCTAACTCATATCCAAAAGGTATGGTAGAAGAAGTCCTTGTTATATAACCATCTTTCATTTTACTTTTCTATAAGCTCTTGTTTTTCTTGCAACTTTCTTTGGTTGCTTACTGTGTTGCTTTCCTTTTTTAGTGTCTTCTCTTTTTTTTCTACTTGTTCTTGCGTATTCTTCTGATGAGAGTGCCTTAATAGCCTTCTCCGGGAGATACCTTTCCCCAGTCTCTGACGATTTCTTACCACTCTTGGTACGCCATTTTTGTTTAGTCCAAGCTCTAAGACTTCTTTGACTTTCTTTTAGTGACATTCTTTTTTTGTGTTAAACACTTTTTAAATAACTTAGCATATACTTTGTTTATTTTATCCATCATCTTAATCATAAATTCTTTAATCCTTTTCATATTACTTATAGCCTCCCCCTTTGGCTTTATATTCTTTTGCAAGGAGCTGGGCTTTTCGAGCAGACCATTGTCCGGCTTTACCACCTTTGGTACCAGATTTAATCTTCTCGAAAAGTCTCTTACGCATAGTTGGCTTGGTATAATTACCAGCTTTATTCACAGTTGACTTAGCTTTCTTTTTTGTTGGCATCATTGCCTCCTTTCTTTCCAAATATTGCATCCCAGTTATCAGCATACTGTTTAGAATGTATGTTGACTCTTGGAGCTGCTCCTTTACCTCCGTGCCACGAAGGTCCATAGACTCTACCCTTATTCTTTTTACTAGACATAAGGACAGGTTTTTCGTTGCTACCTAGTTGTGGCATATAACTACCCTAGTCGTTCCGACTACCATTTAACCTTGTCAGCCCAATAAGCTGCTGATAGTTTACCTTTGGCAATGTTCTTACCGTGTCTCGCTTTAAAAGACTTTCTCTTTGCTTTCATTCTGGCTGATTCACCTGCTTTAGGTTTACCAGCAGTTTTGGCACCCTGTTCACCAAACCTAATAGTCTTAATCTTATCACCTTCTTTAGCTACAACAACGTGTGACTTCTTAGGATGACTTGGAGTTCTTTTAGGTTTGTTAAACCCAGAAACCCCTGCTCGTTTTAATCTACTATCTTTTTCTCTTGGCATTAGTGTACCGTCCTTTTTTCTAATTTAATATCATGTTGTAGTTCTTGTATCTCCCCAAGAACTAATAATCCATATTGTATTGCTATACGATTAGCTTGTGCTATATTATCTGCTTTGATGTATGGACCTATAGCAGACCCATCTTCATCTACATGTTCAGTTATCCATAGCTTAGTCATTACTGACTACCTCATAATCACCGTCTTCAGTTTCTTCTAAATCTAAAGGAGCTTTATCAGGCATAAGAAAAATACCACCACTATTCATATTATGATTGACATCTATCTTATCTACCTTACTTACACCTACTCTATCTAGTAAAGTCTGTGCAGCAGCTAGTTTATTATTAGCTTGTACTATAGGTCTTTTAGAATCCATTATCTCTACGACTTTAAAAGCTGCTTTAGGGGCTGAGTTAGCTAGTATCTCTTGAGTGAGTTCAAGTATCTCAGACTTTAAAGTCTTTACAACATGATGATAATGGGAAGTATAACCTGCAAGTTCAGCAGCTTTCTTAGCATCACCTTGAGTATCTACAAGATGATTAAGGAAAGACTGTTGCTTTTCAGTTAGTTCTCTTTTACGAGTATTGTTATCTATAGTTGGAAGTATAGCCATGTATTTAGTATACCGTTTGATTTAAAACTTGTCAAGTAGTTTTAAGTTTTTTATCTTTTTTTTAGAAAGCCTTGACAAAAGTGAAATCAGTTGTTATAATAAACGTAGTGTCCCTCCCGGGTCAACATATACCCCCAACACCCTTATCAAACAATTGACTGCCTAGTAGACAGGAACTTCTTGTGGGCAAAATAAATACCTTTAAAGTCTTTAAAGATTTTAGAGTTTTAGTGTCGGGGCGTTAACTAGTTCTGGTTAATGGTCATTTTCCTGTATAATGTATAATCATGCTATAGATATATAGGGTAGAGGGTATGGTCTCCTGCCCACCCCTGAGAAGATTTTAGAAATGATAACTTTAGACCTCAGTGGATTCTATCTCACTTGAAAGGCTTCGGAGTTCCTCAAGCTATTCAAAAGATATAAAGCATAGATAATCTTTTATCTTTACCTTGAAGAATCTTCTTCGTAACTTTAAAACTTTAAAGTCTTTAGCGTTACGAAGCCTTTCATGTTGCTTTCTTGTTTCACAATTCATATTGTCTCTTTACATATCCTATTGCTTGACACTCTCTTGCAGGGCTTTGTTCTTTATCAAAGCACTCAAAGTATTTCCATATTATACAATTGTAATGGTGTTCATACTCGATAATCTTTTGTGGTTATGGTCGTCTCACTGACTATCTAAAGTTTGGAAGCTTATCAGGCTTTAATGTAACTTTTGTTGAGAAACAATTCTATTGTCTCGTGAAAAGCTATTAAAATTGTCATAATAATCTCCTATTTAAGCTGGTTTACGATATTGTAAAGATTTTAGAGTGGCAAATGTTTAGAGTATTTCCTCGAAGACTCGGAAATCTCTAAAACTTTTACTGCGTAAAACTCAAGCATTTGCAACTAGAAAATCTAACAATCTCTGAAAACCATATAGGAGATATATTATGATTTTAATTACCTTTTCAAATAACGAGACAATAGAATTTAAAACAGTTTCTCAAGCAAAAGATTACGTATTAGCTTTAATGATAAGCGGAATCCAAGCTTTAGGAATAGTCAGTGATAAAACTGACGACCTTAACCACTTGCAAGATTATGTTGCGAGTATATATAAATCCATTACTTAAAGGAGTATAATATGGAAAATACATTTGATATAAATAGCTTTGATAAAGACAGAACTACAGCACCTGCTTCGTTCAATCAATGTCGAGCAATAGGATATAAGTTTGCTAAGAAAGGTGCCAATATGAATTGGAAACTTCAAAAGCAAATTCAAGGATGTCTTTATAGTTTAGCTAAAGATGAGAGATTAAGTTTTAAGAAAGCTCATCAGATTCTTCAAGGTAAGAGTCTTCCTAAAGTTTATCTTGATAAGATTGCTTTATATCTAAAAGAGAATAGCTAAACTCTTTGGAACTCTCTCGCCTTTCAAGTGAGAGAGTTTTTTTATGCCTAGAATTTATCATAACTTAAGAACTCTAAAATCTTCTCAGCTTAATTAATGATGAAGGCTTTTTATAGGGCATACAACCATACCAAAGAAGTAAGTAAGTTAAGTAAGCTTAAACTTAAGCTCGAGTCTTAAAAAGGTTGCCTGAGGCTTTTGATTGATGGCGAACTTAAAGTTTAAGAGGGTGTTTTTTAAAAGTGGTGGCTTTAGATTGAGGGCAAAAGCTGTGGATAACTTAAGATTTAATATGTATATCCTGTTAATTACTTGTGGATAACTTAGAATTATCTGTGGATAACCTGTGAATTTAACTTTAAATTTGAATTTAAGTTTAAACTTTAAAATTATTTTAAAATTATACTTAAAGACTCAGCAAACTTTAAATATAAGTATATACTTTAAGTTTGTTAAGACGCTTGACTTTCTCGGTGGCTCGGCTAAAATGGGTGTCGGCTCAGCGAGGAACAAACCCCCGCTTAACTTTAAATATAAATTTGGAGATAAATATGCAAGGCAAAATCAAATGTAAAAATCCTAATGGTAAATTGAATATGCAAACAATCTTGGATTCAAAATTGAAGGTTGAAAAGTTCAACAGTTTTGATAAATTAGAACGATATATCAATGAGTTAGGTTATGTTGTAAAAGCTAGAAACTCTTTCAAAGAAGATAGGTCGATAGTATATAGACATAAGTCTAATAAAAAGCAACACTTGTTTGTTAAATCAACCTTTGACTTTTTGAATGACAACACTATGGAAATGGGAACAGTTTGGACGATTAGCAAACTTTAAATATAAATATATACTTAAGTTTGTTAAAACGCTTGACATCTGCTCGGCAAAACGATATAATTTGTCGGTCAGCAACCAACCGAGACTTCAAAGTCTCATAAATATAGGAGATAAAAATGAAACATGATTACAAAGAATTAACTAATAATTTAACATCATGGGTAAACGAATACAGAATACTTTGGGTAAATTCAGACTATGAAATTCAAGAAACATTTGTAGAAGCTGAAAGTAAAAAGAAAGCAATTATAGAATTTTTTGAAGAAGTTGAGGCTATCGATGTTGAAAACTATAAAATTAATAAAGTAAATTAGGAGATATTATGGAAGAACTAGACCACTTAGAATTTTTAGATTTTATGACCGAACAGGAATTAAAAGCTGAAACCATTGAAGCTAATAATGAATTAGCTGAAGATATTAACCCAACAGTATAGGAGATAGATATGGCAGATATTAGATTACATAAAGTGACTAAAATTGAAATTAAAAAAGTAGACAAAGGTAGTGGATATCTTTGTAGAGATATTGTTATTCATAACAAAGAATGGAATAGTGATTTAGGAGACTATA